AGGAAAATGTTAAAAAGTTCGTACAGGCATTCTTGAAGTTTAAGGCTGGATATCTGCTTGAACTTGTTGTTGACGGAGAGTTTAGAGAAGGTGTATCCACTGTAGCAACTACATATGATGATTTGGATAATGACAGCAAAACACTTGTTGCTCTTGGTATGTTGACAGTTGAAGAAGCATTGGCTCAGAGGGCAGTGACTGGCTCAAGAGAAAAGAGAATGATTTTCAACAAGCCACATCAGATTGAGTCTGTTACAAAGGGCAATGATGGTAGCGAAGTTGTTACTAAATCAGTTGCAATCATCCCAGACAAGTATGTTGAAGATGATGTGGAATACTACGGAGACTATGCAGAAGAGCCGATGGTTCTTGAAGAAACATCTGATGGAATGCTTCTTGATGATGATAGCATGGACTTTCTCAACTCGTTGACTTAATATAGGGAGGAATTAATATTATGGCATTTAAAATGAATCATATCAAAGCAGATTTAAGGAGTTATCCCCCTTATATTATCATGGGTCTTCACAAGGTTGGCAAAACAACCTTGTTCAGAGACTTGGTGCTTTATAACTATAATGACGAATCAAAAGGGTTGCTAATTTCTTTTAAGGACGAAGAAGGATACCTTTCTTTGGACAGATTGCAAGTTGAAACTGCAAAAGAATGGGATGCTTTTGAGGATTCTAATACTGGAGATAGAGGTTTTATTCAGATTGTTGATGACCTCGTTATGAACAGAGATAAATATGGAATCGAAATGATTGCAATCGACACATTTGACAAGATGGTTGAGGTTGCAACAGAAGAAGTATTCAAGGAACATAGAAGACTTAAGGGGCAGATGCCAAAGTCTTTGAATGATGCTCTTGGTGGATATGGTGCTGGTGGACGTAAGGTTTCAGAAATCATGCAAACACAGGTAAATAGACTGCGTGAGGCTGGATATGCAGTATTTATCCTTGCGCATACAAAGGTTAAGGAAAAGACTGACCCCATGACAGGAGAATCTTACGAACAGATTACCAATAATCTTCAGTCAAACTTCTATAATACATTCGCTAATATCGCTCAGATGATTGTTAATATCGTTGTTGAAAGAGATATTAAGGATGGTAGACAGATTGGCGAAAGAAGAATGATGCATTTCAGAGACAATGGTCTTGTTGATGCTGGTTCTAGATTTAAGGAAATGCCAGATAAGTTAGAATTGTCTGCTGAAAATTTCATGAAAGCATTTGAAACTGGAGTTAAGAGTTCTGGATATGACGGAAAGGTTATGTCCGATAAAGAATTTGAGGCTCAGAAGAAGAAAGATACTGCTGAGAGAGAAAAGGTTGCTAAAATTGTACAGGAAAAAGAAGTTTCTGCAAAGCAAGAGGCAACTGAACTTGAACAGAAGAAAGAACTTATTGACAGAATTCAGTCTAAGGGTATGAGTGGATTGTCTGATGAACAGGCAACTGAAATTAAAAAGATTGTAACTGCTAGTAAGATTACAAAGATTACAGACCCAGACAATGTAACTCTAAAAGACTTGCAGAAAATTGTAAGTATTATGGGAGTATAATTAACTTAAATAATTCAACTTAATAAAAATTAAATATGGGAAAGGTAAAACTTTCCCATATTTATTCTTGACATACAAAATAATATATGTTATAATGTTATTATAGTAGGAAAGGGGGCATCATATTGAAAATAGGTGCAGACAAGAAAAAAGAATTTGATGAAGTTTATGATTATATTAAATATGAAATTATGAAATATGATAAAGAAATGAAACTTCCTAACAACTTTGTTTTTAGGCTCTATGGTCTGGCTTGTGGGAAATTTTCCTATCGTGCGCCAAAAGATTCTAGTTTTGACGATATGCCAATTATTTATCCATTCCCTATTATACTAGCAACAGTAATTAAATGTAAAAGCAAATTATTATTTTGTATGCAAACTGTTAAATTCGCAGATGAAAATCATAAGATTAATACAATCTTTAAAATATTAGAAGAAAATATAAATGATGTTAAATTAGCATATGACAGAAAAATGAGAGAGAAACAAAAAATTGACTCTGTTGATGCTGAATATATGGTAAGAGAAGTTCAAGAGTATAATAAAAAATCTGAGTTAAAAGATAAGTTTAAGGAGTTGTTATAGTGGCATATACAAAAAAGACAGCGGTTAAAAATCCATCATTCCAAGAAGCACTACAAAACACTCTTGCAAAACTCAGACAGTTTAAACTATCTTGCGAGGCAAATATTGTAGCAATATTTTGGAAAAAACCAGACTTATTATTTGAATATGATAATCTCAGATTAGATGATTTCGATGAGAATATTTGGAGAGTGTACTGGCAGATTGTAAATGACCTTGTGCTACTTGAAAATAAAATCATACTTGACGATATTACTGTAGGATTGTACCTTGAAAAACATGATAAATTAAGAGAAAAGTTTATTGAATATGGTGGAATGACATCTATTCAAAAGGCTACTGAATACATAAAAGAAGAGAACCTTGAGGGTTATATTCACGAACTACATAAGTGGAATAGTGTAATTAAACTTGCAGAAAAAGGTTTTCCTGTAAATGATAGATTGTCAGATTTTGCAGACATGACTATCGAAGACATTTACGATGAGTATGAAATCCATCTAAACCATATCTTTGCCAATGCAGATGTAAGCATTAAGAGTTTCGACATTTCTGATGGCATTGATGAACTGATTGATAAGTTGGATGAGGGTGAGGCTGTAGGACTCCCAATCAATTATCTGCCAATGTTAAATAATGAATTAGGTGGAATCCACTTTGGTGATATTATGCTGATTGGTGGTGTGTCTAATGCGGGTAAATCCAGTTTTTTGAGGATATCTGTGCTATCATCAATTCTAGAAAGAAAACAACGTATGGTTGTATTCCTAAACGAAGAGGGTTTGGCTAAATGGCAAAGGGAAATGATTGTTTGGGTGGCGAATACACAGTTTCATAAAGACCTAAAAAAGTACGAAGTCAGAGATGGTAAATATACACCAGAGATGAAAGACCTATTAAGACAGTGTGCACAATGGCTAAAAGATAGGGCAGATAAGCATTATTTGACGGTAGTTCCATTAGAGAAGTATTCTACATCAATGGTTGTAAAATTAATTAAAAAGTACTCTACAATGGGCATTAGGTACTTTGCTATAGACACATTTAAAATGGATAATGCAGATGGCTCTGTGGTAAATGACAATACTAGGTTGCAGATGGTTCAGAATATGACAACCTTATACAACACAGTAAAGGAAAGTTGTAAAAATGTATCGTTAATATGTACTGTACAATTAACTAAAGGTAGTAGCAAGATGAGATACTTAACACTTGATGCTATTGGTGAAAGTAAAAATATTGTAGACCCATGCGCTACTGCACTATTTATTAGAAATATATTTGAGGATGAATTTGCGGGTAAGGCTAAAGAGTTACAGGTTTATAAATATAGTCAAGCAAGTAGCCATGTGAAAATGCCAGTTACATTAGACCCAAGTAAAAGGTATCAGATTATATTCGTAGCAAAGAGCAGAGAATCTTCTGCGGGCATGGGAAGTAGTCAGTTTGTTGTAGAAGTAGATTACTCTAGAAATATTATGAGAGAGGTTGGGTTTACTAACGTAACACCAGACTTTTAGAGGTATAAAATGGATGCATCTGAATTGAAGTCATACATAATTGAAAACAACAAGACAGAGGATATTCTTCTTGCACTTGGTTGTCATAAAATAAGAAAGCATAATGGAGAGATTAGATGTGCGTTGCCCAACCATAGCAATCCCACATCCGTCTGCGTTAAACTTGAAACATTAAGTGTGATTGTTTATTCAGACGATTTAGAATCCAAAGGTGATATCTATACCTTTATTATGGACTTGAAAAAGATAAAATTTGTAGATGCGGTGAAATATATTCACAACTTATTTGGATTAGAGTATTCAAAGGTTAGCAAACCTAAATCTTCAGATAAAACTGATGTTTTATCGGTTTTTACGAAGGCTAGAGCTGTTGCAAATGCTCACTTTCAGAAATCGCAAGATTTAGAGTTGCTGGATGAAATTAGCAATGAATACATATTTTTACCACATATAAACTGGATAAGGGAAGGAATCCTTCCTTTTGCATGTGATAGGTTCAATATAGGGTACGACATTAAAACAAAACGCATTTTGATACCCCATAGACTATGGTGTGGGGAGGAAAATGATTATGTGGGTATCATAGGCAGAACTACTATTAGTAATCCAGAGTTGTTTGATGTTCCAAAATACTTTCCGCTAAAACCATACCCCAAATCTTTGAATGTATATGGATTGCAAGAGAATTATAGAGCCATTCAAGAAAAGGGTGAATGTGTCGTATTTGAAGCAGAAAAATCTGTGTTAAAGAGGTATAGTAAAAAGGACGGAACTGGAGTCGCAATATGTGGTCACATAATGTCAATGGAGCAAGTTAAGATACTAGTATCTCTTAATGTAGATATAGTGATTGCATTAGATGATGGCATTAAACTGCAAGAGATTAGAGAAATATGTGAACAGTTTTATGGAATAAGAAACGTTTATTATATATATGATAAGGAACAAAAATTTATTAAAAATAAAATGTCTCCCGCAGATTTAAGTGATAGCGACTATCGCATGTTATATCATACAAAAGTGTTATACGATGAAAAAGAGCATAGAGAGTATTTAAAGCAGAAAGGGGGAGAAAAGTGAGCGAATATTGTGTTTATATACATACATCTCCTAGCAATAAAGTTTACATAGGTATCACAAGTGTTCTACCAACTCAGAGATGGAAAAATGGAGCTGGATATGTTGGCAACCAGTATTTTATTAGGGCCATAAATAAATATGGATGGGAAAAATTTAAGCATGAAATATTGTTTGAAAATTTATCAAAAGAAGATGCTGAGATTAAGGAAAGGGAATTAATATTACAGTATAGAAGTGTAGAAAGAGAGTTTGGGTATAATTTAGATACTGGTGGCAATTTGGGTAAACAATGGTGTGATGAAAGCAAAGAAAAAATGAGGCAATCAGTATTGGGAGAAAATAATCCATTTTATGGTAGAATTCACTCAGAAGAAACAAAAGAAAAAATGTCAAAATCTTTAAAGCAAATTCAGTGCGGAGAAAACAATTCTTTTTACGGTAGAACTCATTCGGATGAAACTAAAAAGAAAATGTCTGAATCTCTTAAAAGAAAATCTAATAATAAAAAACCAGTTATATGCTTAGAAACAGATGAAATTTTTGAATCAATTAGAGATGCTGGAATTAAATATGAATGTACTCCGTCTAATATTATTAACGCTATTCAAAAAAATACAATTGCAAAAGGCGTACATTGGAATTATTATATAAAGGGAGAAAATAATGAGAAAAACTAATGAAGAATTACAAGATTTAATGACGCAATATGGTGTTTCTACTATTTTTAGTTGGAGCCGTTATAACACATATCATACAGACCCATATTCTTACCTATTAAAATATATACTGAAGATTCCAGAGGATAAAAACGGAAATGCGTTCTCGTTTCTAGGTGGATTTACACACGAAGCACTTGAAGAGTTTTATGAGGGCAACCTAGACAATCAAGGAATGGTGAATCTATTTGAAGATAAGGTGTTTGAACAACAACTTATGGATATTAGATTCGCATCTGATGATGACAGGAACGATTCTATTAGAAATAAATATATAGATAATATTAAACATTTCTTGCATAATTATATTAAGGATGAAGACGCAAAGATTGAGAGTTGTGTGCATATTAAAATTGGAGATCATCTGTTCTATGGATATGTAGATAAAATTCATGTAGAATATGGCACACTATATGTAGAAGACTTCAAGACGAGTACGCAATATAAGGGTGAAAAGATTCACAAAGAAAAAGGTCAGTTACTACTTTATTCAATGGCTATTCATGAAACGTCTGGAATTCCATTAAGTAAGATTAAAGCAAGGTGGAATTTCTGCAAGTATGTTAGCATAGATTGTGAGCAAGTTAATGGTAAAATCGCAAATACAGTTTCTGAACGCAATGTAATTTTAGACACACTTAGGGCTAAATTAAAAACATGGTGTTCAAAGTTTGGATATAGTGCAGAAGATTTTGAAGGATGGTTTGAAAAGGCAACAATCTTAAACAAAGAACAATTTATTGACTTTAAATGTTTAGAGCCATTCCCAAAAGAAGTTAGAGATAAATTTGTAATTAAAGATTGTTTAGTGGAGGTTCCTGTAACGGAAGAAGAATTAAATAAATTTATCTTGCAAATTAAAGAGACTTGTGATATAATAATTAATAAGGAAAAGGAATACTCAGTTCTGAGGGATAATAATTTATTTTGGATAGATATTGATAATAAAAATTCCTTTTTCTTTACAAACCTGTGTGGATATTCAGCACATCACCATGCTCCGCTAAAAGCATATTTGGACACATTAACATTTATGAGCAGTGATGATATGGATTCCACAAGCCAATCAAAAGCAGATAGCGAATTTTTAAAGGCATTATTGGGGGATTAAATTATGAAAAACTATACATCACTTCATACGCATACAGACTTATCTTTCTTGGATAGTGTCACCAACTTTAAGGAAGTGGTGAATAGAGCTGTTGAGTTGGGGATGAAAGCCATTGCTTTTACAGAGCATGGCAACATTACTCAATGGGTAGAAAAAAAGATGTACTGTGAGAAAAAAGGTATTAAATATATCCACGGCACAGAAATTTATCTCACAGAGAAACTTGAACCAAAGGTAAGAGATAATTATCATACAATTTTGTTGGCTAAAAACTATGAGGGAGTTAAAGAAATCAACTCCCTCATGGAACTTGCATCAAGAGAAGACCACAGATATTATAAGGACAGAATATCTTTTGAAGAGTTTCTTTCTCTGTCAGATAATGTGATTAAAATTTCTGCCTGTATGAAATCACCATTAAGATATATTAAAGAAGATAGTGAGCATTATGAAGCGATGTGGATGCACTACGATTTTTATGAAGTGCAGTCACATAGCACTACAGATTTTTCTCAAGAAAACTTTAATCAATTGCTATATCGTAATGCATTAAAGAATAATAAAAGACTTGTTGCCACAAACGATGTGCATTATATCACTCCTTATGGTGGAGAGTGTAGAACGATACTGCAAGTTGCAAAGGGTATTGAGTTTGACGATGAAGATAAATTCAATCTTTCTTTGCTTACATATGACGAACTTGTGGATGCATTTGCTAAACAACATGCATTGCCACATGAAGTTTTTTTGCAAGCAATTGAAAACAGTAATATAATTGCAGATATGGTAGAAGATTTTGAACTTGATTTAAGTCCAAAATATCTGAAGTTATATGATGATGATGAAAAGGCTTACAAAAAAAGAATTCATGATATGTACATGGATAAGGTTAAAAGAGGAATTGTTCCGTTAAGCAAAGAATATGTAGAACAAATCAAAGAAGAAATTCGTGTTCTAAGCAAACTGAACATGATGGGTTTTATGCTGTTTATGTCTGAACTTGTGTCATGGTGTTGGGAAAATGGAATCCCTACTGGCAACTGTAGAGGTTGTTTTACAAAAGATGCATTAATTACAACAAAAAATGGCATTAAAAATATTAATGAGGTTAACATAGGAGATTATGTAATTAGCGATGATGGAAATTTTAATAAAGTGTTAAATACTTTTCATTATAATATTGACGAGCCTATGATTAAAATAGAACATGAGTTACAAGGGTCTATAAAATCGGTGAATCCAAGTATTTGTACATTAGACCATAAAATATTAATTAATAGGAATGGCGTTATTGATTATATTGAATCAAAAAATATTATTCAATCCGACTATGTTTGCATACCTAAAATAAAAAACAATTTAAAACACAGCATTGTGTATGACTTATCTAAATATTCTAATAAATATACATATGATGAATCATATGTATATGAAGGTGTAAATACAAATAAAGAATATAAATATAGTAATAGGTGGTTTCAAAGAAATAATATTTGTTCGAGAAACACTGTGATTAATGCAGTAAAAAATGGTAAATCTGATTATTTTAATAATATATTATTAAAACATACACCATTTAATAATATTAATGAGTATATTGAATATTGCAACAAAAATTCAACCATTAAAAGAAGAATACCAAGATTTGTTGTAATGGATTACGATTTTAATATGTTTGTAGGACTGTTATATGGAGATGGATTTACGAATCGCAACACAAACCATATTGGGTTAGGTATAAACAATATGACTGAAAAAGACAAAAAAAATAAAGATGTTTTTTATAAAATTGCTGATAAATTAAATTTAGAAGTATTAGAAATTAAATCTAAGCATAAAAACTTAACACAACTATACATTTGTTCAGAAGTAGTTCAAAATTGGATAAAAACTGAGTTTTTTAATTCTAAAAAAGGGGTAGATAAAACATTTAATGAAGATTTATTTAATCAAAACAAAACTTCATTAAAAGGATTATATGACGGCCTGTTGCTGTCGGATGGACATTTTGGAGAATATAGAACTTGTTTTGACAACACTTCAACAAGTTTAATTAATGCGTTTTATATTTTAAATAATATGCTTAATAATAAACCCACATCTTTAATCTATAGAAATGGCGGGATTGATAGTAGGGGGTATACCAATAAAAAATCTTATAAATTAAGTATAGGGTCTTATAAGAAAAAAATATTATTAGAAAATGAAAATTATTGGTTCTCTAAGATTACAAACATAAGTAAAATCAGTAAATCTAATTTTGATGTGTATGATTTAGAAGTGGAAAATAATCATAGTTTCGTATTGAATAATATGATTGTGCATAATTCTGTGGGTGGTTCTCTTGTTGCGTATGTTACTGACATTATTGATGTAGACCCAATTAAATGGAATCTTGTTTTTTCACGTTTTGCTAATGAGGATAGAGTAGAACTTGGGGATATTGATGTTGACTTTGCACCAGACCAAAGAGATTTAGTTTATAACTACATCATTAATAGGGTTGGAGAAGAAAACTCTGCATATATTTCTACTGTTGGCACTGTTGCACAAAGAGGTGCTATTGATGAAATTGGTAGGGCATTACATAGGATTTGGATTAAAGATAACCCAAATGAAAAAGAAGAACTAAGCCCATATTCGCTTTCCATACTGGAAAAAGTAAAAGAAGATTTTATGAATTATCCCGATAAAACAAGAGCAGAAAGACCAGACATATTCTATTACTACGATGGAATTGTTGGAACTGCAATCTCCAAGGGTATTCATCCAGCAGGCATGGTAGCAAGCAACAATCCACTTTCAAGTGATTATGGTACTTATTGGCAAGATGGTAAGAGAGTTCTATGTATTAATATGGAAGAAGTGCATGAAGTATCTTTGATTAAATATGATATTCTAGCATTAAACAACATCCAAATTATTAGGGATGCATGTAGATTGGCAAACGTACCATATCCAAAATCTCATGAGATTAATTGGAATGATGATGCGGTATGGAATGATATGGTTACCTCTCCAACTGGCATATTCCAGTTTTCTGGTGACTATGCGTTTGACTGTTTGAAAAGGTTCGCACCTTATAAAATTAACGACATGTCACTTGTAAACGCAGCTCTACGTCCATCTGGAGCGACTTATAGGGATGATTTATTTTCTGGTAGGGTAAACACTAACCCATCTAAAATTATTGATGAATTACTGCAAGATAACAAAGGATACCTAGTCTTTCAAGAGGACACCATTAAGTTCCTAAAAGACATTTGTGGACTAAGTGGTTCTGATGCAGACAACATTAGAAGAGCGATTGGCAGAAAACAAAGAGATAGACTTGAAAAGGCTATGCCACAAATCCTTGAGGGGTACTGTGCTAAATCAACAAGCCCAAGAGATGTTGCAGAAGAAGAAGCAAAAGCATTCTTGCAGATTATCGAAGATTCTGCAAACTACCAGTTTGGGTTAAACCACTCTACTGGATATAGTATGATTGGATATCTTTGCGCTTATTATAGATATTATTATCCTATTGAATTTGTAACATCTTATCTTAATAATGTTGACACAATGGACGATATTAAGAGTGGCATTGAATTAGCAAAATTAAAAAATATTAATATCAAGGATATTAGATTTGGGTATTCAACAGATAAGTACACATTTGATAAAGAAACAAATACAATTTACAAGGGTATAGCATCAATCAAATTCTGTAACTCCAAGATGGCATTAGAATTAAAGGAGTTGGCAGGCAAACGTAAGTTTAAAAACTTCCTTGATGTTATTAAGGCTGTCACAGAAGAAACTTCTGTTAATACAAGACAAATGAATATTCTTATCATATTAGGGTTCTTCAAGGATTTTGGTGAGAATAAATATTTACTTGACTTATTTGAAATGCGTCAGAAATTAAATGGTAGATTGCAGATTGCTAAAAGTAAGTTAGAAGAACTTGGACTTACTGAAGAACTTATGTCAAAATACTCTGGCAAACAAACAGAGAAATTATATAAAGAGATAGACATTGAGGGACTTATTAAAGAACTTGCCAAAGCAATTCCAAACAGACCACTTGGAGTAAAGATTCAAATGAAATATGAAATGGAATTTCTTGAATATGTGGTTTACAAAAACGAAAATATTTCTGAACATTATTATTTTGTTATGGATTTTAAGACATATAAAAATAAATCTACACCATATTTAACTCTATATAG